GCATTTTGTTTCACCATATCAATAGCAGTTTTCATCCAAATACCCATGTGGTCATAGTGTGGTGATGATACGATGTTACCATCTACAACTACCGGTGCATTAACATATTTAGCGCCTGCATTATTAATATCATCCTCAAGACTATAATAACCACTAATGTTACGACCTGCAACAATCTTTGCAGAAATCATTAACTGAGCACCGTGACATGTAGATGCAATTACTTTATCTCGTTTGTTCCATTCGGAAATAAAACGAATGACTGATTTATCTTGTCTTAGTTTTTCCAAAGCTTTAACACCACCAGGTAAAACAAGAAGGTCAAAATTATCCAAATAGTGATTGGAAAAACTATCACCAACATCGGCAGTATTTAAGAATTCAACATTGACATGTGAGGTCATGTTTGAACCCATGATGCCAAAAAATTTACCAACCACATTTGACATAACAACTACGTCATCCGTTTCTTCTTTTAGTCTGTAGTATGGATAGACCAACTCTTGGTCTTGAAAGTTTTCCCATGTAATAATCAATGCTTTCATAATCAATCTCCTAATAATTTACGTTTCAATTTAATTGTCTTTGTTGAGTCTAACTCATCTCTTGCTTTTTGGCCAAACTTGTTCTCTAATAGATTTAAATATTTCTCACTAGAGTGATAAGTATCCCACGCTTTGTCTCTAAAGGCAAGTATTTCTGCTGAAGATAAGTTATTATTACCTAAATTCAATGTATCATAAGAGTGTTGACTAAAACCTGAATAGGTTGTTGGCAACTCTTGGCCAAAGATACGTGCCTGATTATACAAGGGACTGCCTGGATAAGCCATTGCAGAATAGAAATTGGCCATCTCAGTTGGGTTATCTATAGCAAACTGCAATGTAGCTTCCATAGATTCTCTTGTATCATATGGCAAACCAAAGATATAGTTACCACCAACATTGATACCTGCATCACGGATGTTATTGATGAGGTCTAACACCTTAACATCCTGAAATCCTTCTTTATGAATTTCTTTACGCAGTTCATTGTTAGGGTTCTCAATACCAAGACCTAACCATTTAATGCCGGCCTTTTCTAACTTGGCCAAATACTTAGGCTTGCAGGTATCAACCCTTGAGTATGCCCAAATATTGAAATCATAACCACGTTCAATAATTAAATCGCAGATGGCTTCAAAGTGTCTTGGGTTTAAAACAAATAATTCATCGGCAATTTTAACATTACGAACACCTTGCCGAGCAATCTCATCAAATTGTTTAATGATAAACTCTGGTGACCACCAACGAAATGTATTACTATCTTGACTTGATACATCTGGTCCTTGTTTAGTTCTGTTGATAATGTTAATCATACAGAAAGAACATTTGTATGGACAACCAAGACTTGTGTATAATGCCGCAAATGGTTGTTTCTCAGTATCATTTGACCAAGAATGCCAGCCTGCGGTACGATAACTACTTAAAGGCGGCAACAAGTCCCATGCCATACCAGGCAAATCACGTTCTAAATCTTCTTTAGCTACAATACCAGATGACTCATTCATCACCACATTTCCTTCTCGGTCTCTAAAGACCAAACCGGGAACACGTTTTAGTTCAGTATCATTAATTTTATCCAAACTCAACAAAGCATGTAGAGTGTAAACGCCTTCATTTTGGCATACAGCATCAATGAATGTTTCTTTGTTCATTGTCTCAATTGGCAATGCGGCAACGTGACCGCCGACAAACACCACAAAGATATCTGGTGCCAAGTCCTTTAGTTCTCTTGCTGTTGCTGTTGCACCTTCCATGTTTTGTGAAGATGCGGATGGTTGTTGGCCGTAAACAACAAAACAAACAACCTTTGCTTTGTATTCGGTAATTCTCCGTGCGGCAGAAAGGTAATCTAAACCTTCTACCTCTGCATCAAGAATTTCTGGTCGATGCCCTTTTGTACGAACACTATTGGCCAACATTGCTGCCCAAATAGGCGGTTCAATTGCGGCATTGTTCTTGGCTAATCCTTGGTAAATCTTTTCAGAGGCGTTCGGGTGAACGAATAATATATCTGTCATAATCAATTCCTATCAAATTAGACCAATCGAGTATCTCTTTAGAATCGATTGCGGTCACATGTTTTAAATCTCTAACACTATTTAGCACATCTTGGTTGTCATCGTAAAAAATAATTGGCTGGTTTATTCTAGTTAAAGTTTCCGCCTTATTAAAACTTTTATATGCCAAGACTTGTAAGTAATCAAAATCATTATAAATGCCAAACATCTTCAACATTCTTATTGATGGTTGTTGGCTATATGGCATAGAATGATAGGCACCTGCGGATAAAAATCCAATTTGATGACCTTCTCCTTTAAGATGTTTTAAGTATTCTTTTACACCTTTACGTAAACTACAAAATGAATACACATCATCAGTTAGTATATCATTTGTTGTTACTTGCCTGTGATATGGCCAAACCATTTGTTTAGCCCAAATTGGATCACCGTGTTTGTTATAGCAATCCCATAAAGTTAAATCTAAATCAAAAATGTGTTTCATTTTGTGATGTAAAGCATAGTGGTATTAGTGGCAAAATCAAATGATTCAAGTAAACGACTAAGTGTTTTGCCATCAATAACATCACCGGGCCAAACCACTTTTTGTTGTGTGTCTGTTACAACACCACCATTAGTAACAAGAAACAATTCTTCTTCTTCAAGGTCTAACATATCTTCTTTGTTTGCTACAAGGTGTGTAACAAGGCAACCATTGAGTGTGTGTGTTTTATTTTCTGTTGCTTCTGGAATCCAAAAGCAAGTTTCATCCCTTGGTGTGTGATGTTGTGTGCCTTCATATTGGGTACCTTTGCGGCCATAAGCATCATCCAATCGCACTAAATCATCTTTGTCTTCAGGAGTCTCTACTTCAAATATGAATGCGCCACCGTTTGATATGGCCTTAGTGGAATGAAACCTAGAACGAAAGATATGAATCTTGTCTAATGATTTCAAAGGCATTGTGTTGCGTAAGAACGATAATTCAACTTCACCATCTAAGACAACAAAGCCTGTGTTCTTATTAGGGTGACAATGCATTGAAGTTTGTTTGTCTTTTTCTATATGTAGAAACCAAATAGCAACTTCGGAGTTTCGGTAACATAGGTATTCTTTACCCCATGGTTTCTTTACAACAACATTTTCATAGTTCATTTAATGTATCCTACTTTGTTTCTTTTCTTCTATCAATTCTTCAAGTTCTTCTTCATCTAATTCTTCATCAGTTGGTTCTTCATCATCATCAAACAATTGTGGGCGAATAGAAGCACTTGTAGCTCTTGTCATGTCTTCATCATTAACTGAGTTATGGTAATACTCAATCAAATCATCTTTAGGGTCTATCATGGTTAGAATGTCTGCACCATAAACATTGGCAACATTCTCTTTAATTAATTCCACTGGCAACCAAGGCATCATCATCATAACACTTCTACCTGTTGAAATTCTTTTGAATATGATATGCATTGGTTGTTTTAGTGAAATGATTTCTTCATCTTCTGTTGCCATGCAATCAGCTATAATGTCCTCACCACTTTGTAATCTTACGATTTTGATATTTGTTTCTAAAAGGTTAGGCATTTTTTAACTCTATATTGTAAAATTTGTAATTAAATTTTTCTTCATCATATATTTTAACACGTTCGGCAAAGTGTTTCAATGTAAAATTGGCAAATTTGCCTATTCTAAAGTCATCAGCCACATCGAACAAAACTGCTTGTTCTTTATTTTCACCTAAACGAAGACCACGTCCAATCGATTGCAGGTTTCTAACCCTTGATTTTGATGGTGATGCGAATATAATATTATGTAGGTTGCGAATATTTACACCTGTGGAGAATGTGCCATATGAGGCCACAATGATTGCGTCAGATTCTTTTTCAGTAATCGCACGAATAGATTCCCTAATCTCAACATCTGTACCACCATGGACAAAGAATACTTTTCTATCTCCAGTTTTTTCTTTAATCAATTCATATAGAATCTTACCATGTTTTTCTACGAATTGGAACAACACCAGTGAGTTGCCTTCTAATGACATAACAAGGTTACGAATGAACTCATTACGTGCATTGTTCTTTACAATGTATTCCATTTCTTGGTTATAATCCCAAGACCTAGCCTCTTTACAAATTGCATCTGGATATTTTAAAATCAAACACTTAATTTTAAATGATGCAAGTTGACCCTTATCAATCAACTCGGCAGTTGTAGTTGCCTTGTAAACAGGACCAAATAGTCCCTCTAGTACAAGGCGGTGTGTTTGTGTACCATCTAATGTACCAGTTGTTCCAATTCTATATTTGGTATTAGTGCAACCAGATAGAATTGTTGTAAGTGATTTGGCTTTAAATTGGTGTGCTTCATCACCAAGAACAAAATCAAATTGTTCAAAGTAATCTTTTTCGTTTTTGTATATTGATTGCCATGTTGTAATGGTCAAAAACTTATTTGTGTGTTTGTCTTTACCTGCATACTGTCTGTGGCAATACTGGTCTGAATCATAACCATAAGATGCAAAATCAGAATACATCTGTTCAACTAGTGATGTAGTTGGTACGATTAAGAGGCCACGTTTGTAATCCGCCATTTGCAAATAACGAATGATAAGGTAAAGTATAAGAGACTTACCTGATGCAGTTGGTGATAATAATAGTAATCTCTTATTGCGAACTGCTTGAATAAAAGACTTTAATTGGTAATCTCTAACTTGATGTGGTAGATTTAGAGACTTAACAAATTCTTCTGCCTCAATTACTGAGAAGTTTTCTGTGACACTAATCGCAGGGTCTATTGCAAGTTTGTATTCTCTCTCTGTACAAAACTTCTCAATGTAAGGAATTAATCCACGATAGATTAAAAATGTTCTCAGGTCTGCCAGCCTAATTTTCCCATCCCAAAGCCTATTCTTATAGGCGGGAACAAACTGGTAACCTGGAACATAGAATGTGAAATAGTCTGATAGCTCTTGTGCTATGTTTCTGTCACACTCAAAACGAATGAATGCCTCATCCTTATGATGTAATATTAAATCAACCGACACCTTGTATGAATCTTTCCCATGCTATAAAGTCCCTTAATTGGAACGTTCTACTATTTAGCTCTTTGAGAATAGATGTACATACGTCAACGATTTCATCATGCATCGCCTTGTGTGCCAAGTGTTTGTTCATATCCTCATCACTATCCATATATGTAGTGATGTCGGATTTAAGTAGAAATGGAAATGGTTTCCATCCATACTTAGCAAGGTCGTCATCGTCTAACTTACCTGTGTAGTATTCCCACTTCAACTTCTTCATCTTGTTATACTTAAACTCAGATTCTTTTGAAAGCAAACGATGCCTTGAAAGTATATTCAAATACTTACTGTGTAGTTTGGGGATATCTAACAATGCCCTAGCAGGCTCTGTGCGGTCGATATCACAATCTTGCCGCCATGTTTCTAGTAACTCATCTAACTGTTTCATAATAAAATTCCTCTTATCGGAAGGTTACACTAAGTGTAACTAAATGTCAAGTGTTTTTAGTATAGTTTTTCAATATCGTAATAACTATACCTGAATGTGGCATCGGCCGTCATTGGGTTGGATGGGTCATCAGTTGCCGCCATAACAAAGGTAGAAATAGATGTTGGGAAAACATCATGGAATTTAAACCTGTAATAAGGTTTATTACTTGAAGACAACAAGGTAATAGTTGCATCAGAGAATTGTGGCATTTTTTGATTAGCCATACTCGCATACTTATTAAGTCTAGGCAACTTTTGGTATTCTTCAAACTCTTTAGGGAAGGTCATTGCACGGATCCAATCGTGTATCTCCAACCACGATTTCATTTCCTCATCAATCAAAAAGGTAACACTTAACAAATCATAAATGGCCTTTTCGCCGGGTGAGAATATGTCAAGGAAAGGATTGGTCGTAGGGACTTCAGACAATGATATACCAGGTACGCCTAGTGATTGCACAAAGTATTGTACATTAGGTGTACGTGAGAAGTTCAACTGAAACTTATTTGGTTGAAGAAAGTTTGGATTAGTTGGGGATCTTGTTATTGCTGTCATATGGTTATTTATAAAGCAAAAAAAGAGGGACATTTCTGTCCCTCTTTTAAGTACCTCTCTTAACGGAGGTTTATATTACATCAAGTTGCTGATGCGGAATGCACGGTAGTAGTTGTTAGCTTGAGTGTTCAATGCACCCAAACCTTGGTTAGTACCTTCTGCGAATGGGTTTGCAACCAAGCCGTAGCGAGTTTTGAAACCAATCTTAGGTTGGAATGTACCAGTGTCAACAGCACGAACCATTTGCAATGGAACGTATGGGCAGTAGAACAAACCAGCGTCATAGGCATTAGTACCTTTGTAACCAACAACAGCGAATTCGCTAGAGAAGTTAGCTGGGAAGTATGGGTCAATATAAACCTTGATACGACCAAAGATGGTACCAGCGAATGTGTTACCTGTGTCATCAACTGTCAAGCTAACTTGTGAGCTGAGAGCAGATTGATAATCAAGGATACCAGCCATTGCCAAAGCGGAAGCAACATCAGATGAACAAATCATGATGTTACCTTTGCCTCTACGAGTAGTCTTGGCAATAGTGTTAGCTTCACGTTCGATTTGGAATGCCAAACCTTTAACTTTTTCAACCATCCAACGACCATTAGAGTCTGTGTCAAGGTTGAACACACCAGCAGTAGTTGTACCAACTTGTGCACCGATTTTAGCAGATGCATAAACTGTACGAACCACTTCACGGTTAATTTCAGCAAGAATTTCAGAAGACAAGATGTTTGCCAATTCTGTTTCTGCGTCCAAACCGTGGACTGCTTTCAAGTCTTGTGCAAGTTCCATTGAGTATTCTGCCTTCAAAGCACGAGTCTTTGCAGTAACAGTAACTTTCTCAATAGAGAATGCCATTTCTTGGAATGCGTTAGCAGCAGCGCCATCACCCAAGGCTTCAGCACGAGCTGTTGACATAGCACCAACAGCAGCGGCATTACCTGTGAAGATTTCTGTTGGCAATGTGCCTTCTGCAAATGCTTGGTTACCAGAGGTACCCAAACCAGAGAAACCAGTGTTAGCTTCGTTGAAGAAGGCTTCAGTACCGGATTGACCAGAATACTTAGTACGCATTGCGAAGATAAGACCTGTAGGTCCAGTCATTGGCTGAACACCGCAGATATCATAAGCAATCAAGTTAGGCAATGAGCGGCGAACCAAACTGATAAGGATTGGATCGAAACCGGCAACAGGACCTGCAGCAGCATTACCGCCACCGAAACCACCAGTTGTAGAACCCATAGAGTTCGTTGGTGCTGTTTCGTACAACATACCAGCAGATTTCTGCATTTCAACGGCTTGGTTCTCAAGCACGACAGCAGTAACGGCCTTACGGTATGGATCTTTAATAGCTGGGAGGTCTGGGTGCTCCAGTACGCCTTCCCATTTCTTTTGTAGACTTTCTGACAAATACATATAATTCTCCTTGTGGATTTGTTTAATTAAATTTTAGTTTTCGAAATTGCTTGCATGACAGAAGCAACGTATGGATCAGCAGCGGTTACTTGTTTCTCGCTACCATCTTCTACTTGCTCATGTAGGTCTCTCACATCAGCCTTTTTAGTGCCAGATGGGAAATAGTTCTCACGGATTGTCTCAAGCTTTTCTTTGTATTCTTCCTCTGTAGAAAAATCAACACTCTCTGCAAGTGCTTTTACTTTTTCAGCTTGAGTAGCTGTAAGTCCATCACAGACTTCATGTGCAATTTCTGCTTTATGGGATTCAATAAGTGACTTCTTCAATTGAATACCTGTTTCAATTTCTTCATTAAGTTTAGACTCTAGTTCTTCCACTTTAGTAGAAAGTTCTTCAACTAGGTCCACTTTGTCAGCAGGAACATCAATGTAATGTTCTGTGAACAAATTCTTTAAGCCGCCAATGAAGTCTTCAGTCAATTCGGCACGAAGACCGGATTCAACTGCAATTTCATTGTCTGCCATCCATTGCTCAACGACATAAGAAAGGTAATCATCAACCTTCTCTGTCAAGTCGGCCTTGATAGTCTCAACTGCTTCTTCAAGCATGCCGGCATATCGTTCTTCTGTTTCTTCTTCAATTTGAGATACACGGTCAAAGACACGAGCTTCAAAAATTGTTGCAGCTTTGGATTTAAAATCTTCTGAAATGGTATCGTCATCTGAGAACAACGAATTCATGTCATGTGTTATTTCTTCTTCACTCATAGTTTTTGTGCCACCAACTGGCTTGTTCTGAGTGTCAGCAGAAGCTGCTGATGGTTTTGTAGCTGGTGGTGTAGCGCTCTTAGCACCTTTGGTAGCATCAATCTTCTCAGAGTCACCCATTGGATGAGCATCTGTATTAGTTGGGCCACCAAGGTCTTGAACCTCACCAGGCAGTTTTTGGGCTGGCATGCTTGAGGCTGTCTTCTTGCTTCCTGCAAGAATATCGGCTGCGGCTTCCATTAGTTTACTGTTTGCCATTAGGAATCTCCTTTTGATTTCTTATTTATAAAATTAAAGTTTTCGTAAGTAATTTTCAAATAATTTTAGCGCAACTTCCTCTATTTGTTTGGAAGAAGCCGCTCTTATTTGTTTTTTAGCATCATCAAAGTCCATTTCTACGAAACGGCCTTCAACAAACATCCATTCTTTATTCTCCATAATACCATTGACGAAAGCGCCAGGGGCTGATGGGTCGGCAACAATGTCAGCTGCCGTGGCAAGTTTAAGGTCGTCTTGAACTAGGTTGTATCCTTCTCTTGTTTGCACAACAGAACCCATAGCTCTCGATGACACTCCAACTTGAATATTGTTCTCAATAAAATTCTTTACGATTTGACCGTAAGGAGTTTCCAAAATCAATGCTTTACCATAGAAGGTGTTGCCATCTTCATCTAAGGACACAATCTTATGTGACACACGTTCTAAGTTAATAGATGGTGTGTCAGGGTGGCCTAGTTCACCTAAAGCACGGTTTGTTTTAATGTATTCTTCATTATATCTCTTTACTTCTTCACGTAACGTGTTCATTTTATACATTCTATTGTTACGATTTACTTTATCGCCAACTAGGAATGTGCCTTCAATGTACAAGTGTTTTTTACCATTCTCAGAAGCTTCTGATAGGTACTTAACACTTTCAATTGTTTCGGTAATTAATTTCATTGGGTTATGCTCCAGTATTAACATCTACAGAGAATGTAGCTTGCTTACTTAATTCCATAACCAAAGTGCCGCCAGTTGCAATCGTAACAACAACATTAGCTGTATTGTTATTTGCAATCGAGTGGCCAAATTCATCAAATCTCATTTCACCAGAACCTTGTAGTGACAAGACTGGAGTAATATTACGAACAATAGTAATACTGCCATTCGTTGACCATGTAACACGCTTAATATCGGCCGATGTTACTGTTTCTATAACTGTATTTTTTCTCAAATCTGTAAGATTGATAGTGTATGTTCCAGGTTCAACGCATCTGATAACAGATGGACCTCTTAGTGAGTTTGTAACTTCTAGTGCCATTTTATTTTATTCCCATGGATGAGCGCCTACGCATTGACATTTTTCTTTTTAACAATGAACGGCGCAATTTAGCTTTACGTGTTGTTTTCCAAGAACGCTTTAACATTCTCGCTTTATGAAGGCGTGATGTAGCAGATATACGTTTAAGTGTATTGCCCGAAATTCTGTAACCTTTAATGCCTGAACGTTTAACATTCTTTTGAACGACAATACGACCTTTAGCATTTCTTCTAATTCTACGGCGAATCTTTTGAATTCTACCCATTTTAATAATGTTTGAACTTGCTTCATCTAAAATAACTTCTTCAAACATGTCGGCTGCAATATAACGCTTTGCTTCTTCAAGACGTTGAGACACGATTTCATTAAGACGAGCATGAATTGTTTCTCTTGCTTCATCCAACTTTCTATGTATAATAGATTCCACAAAGGTCATTTCATATGCCTAAATGCAAAATCAGAAGCACGGCCTAAATGTTCTTTAGACTTATTTACCATCGACTCATACTTCTTTTTATTATCATCGTTCAAAGCTTTATGTACTTGAGTAATTGCTGACGCAGTATAGTGGTCAACTTTCATCTTTGTACCATCGGCAAATTGAACTGGTTCGTGTTGTTTGGTCTTTACAATTCTATGTAAAGCATCCATAACTGATTCTTGAATCTGAGTTTCTTCAGATTGAATTGGTGCATCAATTTTTGGTCCATAAGGGACCGAAAAATATTTGTCTAATGTGTTATTGTAATAAAGGGCAATTCTAGTATTGTCTGGATACATGCGAATTGATTTGCGCTTTAGTACAAGAACAGCAGGAGGGTCATGTGGTGTATCAACACCTTTAAGTTGAATAGACTCTTTAACTTCAGTATCAAATTCAACCTTGTGTGCTTTTACTTTACGACCACTTGGACTAACCTTAAAGTCTGCCGTGTCAATTACGTCAGTAACTTCTTTAATTGAACGGCGAGCTTGTTGGTTAATCTGTTTGTTATTCGAAATTAAGTCTACCATTTTATTGAAAAGGTTTTGGACAATCATGCGGTCTGCATTATTGAAAGTAGGTCTTTCTTCTTTCATTTTATCTAACACAGCATGAATTCGTTGCATCTGTGCCTTATTGGCCAGACCAGCACGAACCAAAACATCGAACTTAGAATAGTCCGACTTTTCTTCTTCAACAATAGACTTAAATTCGTTTAACGATTTCATTCTTCTTCGGCTGTTTCTGGTGTTTCTACTTGCTTATCATTGAATAATGATTGAGCAATTTCAATTTTCTTTACTGCCAAAGCATCAAAGGCTCGTGCTGATAACAAATCATTCAAAGTGTCTTTTGCTTCAGCTGCATTGCCAGTGGCAACACTATTAATAAAATCTTGAACTTCCATTTTAATCTCCATTATTTTCTATTTAGTCTCGATGAAAATTTATCCACTTCAGCATCTAAAGTTGGTGTTTTAGATTCTGCGGATTTATCATCAATTGTATTATCCTCTGGAGGATATTCTTCATTAGTGGCCTGTGGTTCTTGACCAGGAATAGGCATTGTCGGTCCGCCAGTGCCATCTTTTTCTTCCTGAGCAATCTGTTTGTCCATTTCATCAATGACTTCTTCAGACATTTGAAGAATGTTTCTTCTAACCCAATCAGCGGAGTAGTAACGACCAATATATGGGTCAACCACTTGCAACAGTTGTACTCTAGTTTGTAACAACTCTGCATCACGCATTTCGGTAAAATTATTATCTTTCTTATAATCATAATAGATTACTTCTCTGAATTCATCCCATTCGTCAGCAGTACAGATACCTTTCAGTACCAACTGTGTTCGTAAAGCATAATCAAAGATTTGAGAGAATTTATTACGAAGACGGATAATAAACTTAGTGAACTTAACCTCATCACGGGTAACTTCTGTTGTACGACCAACACCAATCATACCACCTTGTTGTGGTTCTAAACGACTGATAGGCACATTCAATGACTGAAGAAGTTTCTGTCTGAAATACTTAACGTCTTCCAACTCACCAAGGTTTTGGCCAGCAGGTAGTGTAGTAATCTCTGTACCTTTACCACCTTCACGGCGAGGCAACCAGAAGTCTTCAAGCATAGACATGTGTTTACGGTCATCACGCAACTCACCAGTCTGAGCATCATACACCATCTTGTTACGATACTTAACCATAACATCACGCAAGTATTGTTCAGCCTTACCTTTTGGTAAGTTACCAACGTCAATGTAGAAAAT